GTACGGCAGGCCGTAATTCATAATCAACCCCTTTTTACTGATAATGTTCCGTTTTTTCTTTCTACAGTCAGATAATATCCCGGGCGGTTCATAGCAGATTCAAGATCATACGGCGTCAAAGATTCCCCGGGCTGTAAAAATCCCCTTTCCTGCAGGGCGGCGGTTAAAATATCCGCTATATCAAAAATATCAAGCGTGATCTTTGATGTTATAAACTCTTCGCGTGTCATCATAATCACATCACAAAAATCATAGCGACAAGCACCGCGGCGCCCGCCATCATCGCGCCCAGGAGCAGTGCCGCGATATCAGCCTGCCCGCTCTGCAGGAAAAGCCGTACTTCATCGGCACGCCGGTTTGCAAGCCCCTGGATAAACTTATGATTTGAATATACCCACATCTTAAAAGCACGCGCCGCCGCCATCTTGTCTCCCTGCTTAATCTTCCTGCGTACAGTGCTTTCGAGATAGGCATCGGAGCCGATGTTGAAGACAAGCGAGCAGAGCGCGTCAAACTCGTTCTGCGTTACCAGTGGCTTATCACGGCCTGCAACCAAATCAGCATTTAATGTGCGTTCAACCCATGCGAAATCATCGCGGATAAACTGCTCGGCCTGCTCGCGTGTAATCACGTCTCCGGGCTTTACGCCTTTCGTATGACCCCAGCCGATAGTCCACACACCCTTGCTGTCCTGGTAGGCCTTAAGGCGCAAAGCCTCATGAGACTTGATAAAATCGACACCTTTCTGACTCAGCTTCATGCTGTACCTCCTCACCTGAATAACGGGCAGTTGTTATCCTTCAGCTCCTCTATTTTAGCACGCAGGACATGCTCCTCGGTGCCGAAGAACGCGTCAAACATGTAATTGTGCATAGCACCTCACTCAAACAGCGGACACCCGTCGTCACGGAACGCATCGATTTTAGCCTGCAAATCATCAGGCGTTGTACGGAAAAACGCCGCGAGGCAGTCAAGGCACATGAAGCGACTGATATGGCGTCCCAGGAGGCGCTTATTAAGCCCTATAACGTTGACGCTTACGGGCTTATCGCATCTACAGCACTTTGTCTCCCTGACGCGTCCGGCGGCTATCGAGTGATAGCGCAGGCACCCGTCAAGGCTCTTATGGCACTCGGCGCAATGGCGGCATTTATCGCTGATGTGCACCGCCCTGCCGGTGAAGGTGATACAGCCGTAAGAGCAGTCGGCGGCGCACTCCTGGCATGCGATACAGCAGGCCGAGCGGCGGAAACACTCTTTAAGCAGCTTTATAAACTTCCTGTCTGTCTCAGCTGTCGACGCCTTAAATCCCTGTTTTGTCTCCTCAAGAGTAAATACGCGCTCTTTGCCCCGAAAAAGGAGCGTATAGGGGCTTGACGCAGTCTGCAAAACACCGATAGTCTTAATCCACTCGCGCCAGTCGGTATGCGGATTGCTTACGGTGATATGCCATTCGGCGCCCTGCTTATAGTCATGGTAGCCCGTCTCTATCGTCAGGTCGGCGCCGTTTCTCCTGGCTGTCCAATTGCCCTCGAGATAGGCTCCGAGGTCGCGCGGCTCAGTATGCTTAGGCTCGTACGCCTCGCGGATCATCTGGTAATATTCGCCGGTCTCTTCGGGATATGACGCAACGCGGAACCACTCGTTTATCCCGCCGGCCTTCGGGCAGACAAGGCACCCGGCGCGCCTGTTTCCCTTCTTGTAGCCCGCGTTGACGGGCAGGCTATGCGTATAGATATACAGCCATACCTCGGCGCTGCTCCAGTCGATGATAGGATAGGCGTTATACTGCCCTTTGTGCTTCATGCCCTTCGAGACAGGCTCATAATGGCTCCTGCGGGCGCTCTCGGCGTGCCTGACTCCGGTAAATGCCAAATCCGTAAATTCTGCCTTGCCCGCGACATCACGAAGAAGCTGGATCTGCGGCGCCGTCTTATGCACCGAGCAGCACCATCTCAGTACATCAGCAGGAGGCCCGAACTCGCGCCATGAGTCGGAAGGATCAAAAGGTGCCTTCGAGGTCAGGAACTCAATCCCCGCGGCGGCGCACCGCTCTTTAGTCTCCTTCACGCACTGGTAGGTGTCAGGGAACTCCATGCCGGTATCCCCGAAAACTACTCTGAAATCATTATGCGGCAGTGCCCGTGAGACGAGATCAAGCATGACTATGCTGTCCTTACCGCCACTGAAACTTACATAGAACAAATCACACTTATCGGCGTACTCAATCCGCACGGCCTGGATAAACTTTACGCTCTGCGCTGTCAGACGGTCTAGCAGCTCCCGGTTCTTGTCGCACATCAGAGGGATATCGCAGGGCATGAGCGGGCGCCCGTCAATCTCGGGCTCCTCAAAGACTGTAATCTCTGGCGGAGTGGCGCAGGTGCCTCCTGTCGTCTTCATGACCTTGCGCCCGCGATAGTAATAGACACTGTTTATAGCCCACATCAGGGGCGCAGGGCAGGCGGCGTCATAGCGCCAGCGCCTGTCCATGCCGAGAGTGTTCAATTCCTCGGCGTATACCGGGCGCGCCTCACGACGGGGAATCTCGCCGCCTGTATCGCGCCAGGACAGCTCTATCCCGTTGGTTTCGGGATCGAAGTCAAAAATATACATCAGGAGGCCTCCGGCGTGAACTCGATATCGTGGAAGCGCTCAGGCCATCTCATGACAAGCTTCTGACGGGCATACGGCGGGATCCTGCCCGTCTTCTCCCACTTCCTCACGGCGTTTGTGTCAATTCCAAACTCGCCAACGCACCAGCGGCGGAGCTGCGGGATAGTCTCAAGGCAGAAGGGCATCTCATCCCCGGAACCGAGACAGGCCGCAAGATCTGACCACTTAATCATCTGCGGCCTCCTTAAACTCAGGATACTTCACGACAAGCGCCTCTGCCTTGTCCTGCGGTATCGCGCCTTTCTGCCGCCAGCGCGTTACAGTGCTCTCGTCAACGTGGAACTCCTTCATTAAAAACTGCACTACTTGCCGCCTGGTTACGGCGGCATACCCGCCGGGCATGTACCCGGCGAGCATTCTTGAAGCTATATCTTCAAATCTCACTGTTAACCTCCTTTGTAAAGAACTCGACAAAGCAACCAGTAGAGGTGAATGCGATGCGATTGCCCTCAATGCGGTACTGCTCAATGCGGGCGCTTGCGAGCAGGCAATCAAGCACCTCGCGGATAAAGCCCTTCTTATCCGGCATGCAGTCAAGGATTGCGGTGCTGTCGTTCTCGGCAACCATGCCGTTAAACGCCCTTTTGACCTTCATGGTCAGGTGATAATCCTTTGTAAAAACCTTAATCATCTTTAATCCCTCGGTTAACCGGGCTTAATGCCCGTACAGACAGTTTAATCCTTTAACCGAGGGAATGCAAGCGTTTTTGTAAACTATTTTGTGATTATGTTCTCATTCCCGCCTGTACTGCCCGAATGATCTCCGCGCACGGCGTGCTCTACCTCTACATCCTCAGCGCGCTCAACCTTCCTGATGATCGCCTGCAGCAGGCGGTCTCCGCGGCGGAAACGGCATGGCGTCTGGCAGTCAATCTTTGCGCACCACACACCGTGGAAGTCTGCATCGATAAGGCCGAGCGTGTTCCAGATGTACACGCCGCACCTCATGCCGGTGCTGGATCGCGGCAGGATCTCGACAGCCCAGCCCGGATCCATATCAGTAGAAAACCCCAGACTTATCTCCGCGGGCTCGCCGGGGCGCAGGCTGATATCCTCCTGCAGATAGAGATCAAACGCGGCGGCGCCGCCGGTCTTGTACTTCGGCCACAGGAAATTCTTAATCTTTGGGTCTGGCTTAATTCTCAGCTTCATCATGCTCTCCTCCTGGCATAAACCCAAAAAGCCGGTTATGCTCAAAAAAGCCGATAGAGATCACATAACTCTCCGGCGGCTCGTCATCCTCCTTCCGGCTGTCCCTGATGTAGAAATGGCCGTGCATGTCGGCCTTTCCGTCATAAAAACCGTAATCGTACTCCCACTCTGAGCCGTCATCGTCGATGCGGTACAGCCATATCGCCTTGCCCTCCTCGATGATATCAATGGCGCGCTCAATCTCATCTTTTGAGGCTGATCCTTTCGGGATATAGATTTTCAGGGTTTTCAGTGCCTGGTTAGTCCCGCCGTAAGCGATGCTGTACCCGGTGCCGTAAAAGATGCCGGAGAACATGCCGACAAGCAT